TGTTAAGGACCAAAGTCGCGTTAGTGATCGGATTAGTAAGGGCCACCGCCGATCCACCGTTGAGCACTGAGTTGATCGTTGTTCCACTCATGGTCAGCGTATTCACCTGACCGCTCCCGTAAGCCTCAAACACGCCAGAGATCAAATCTTCTTCGCGCAGAATCAAATCCGGCACCTGCTGGGTTGCGGCTTGGACGACGGTACTTGCAGGATAACTGTTCTGTGCCTTTAATGACAGTGCGAAGATGTTCGGCATAAAATGCGGCTTTGTGTCAATCTTAGATGAAGGTCACGCTTGGGAGGCTTAAAAAGACTGATCCGACTTGGTGATGCGTGATGGTCGATCCGGATCGGCTCAGCATCGGCAGATATGCGACCGTTGCGCTTGCCGCTGGCGCCGATGAGTGCACCTCCAGCACCGCAGCCGATACCGTCCACCGCCGAATCTGTGCTGCGGCATTGGCGTAGTTCTGGAAAAACACCTCTAGGCCTGTGTCGCCGCCTTCGCCATATCCACCGGAGCCGCCGTTTCCCCCCTCTTCTAGTCCGCCCGAGCTTGGCGAATTGGTGCCAGCCGCTCCGCCTGCCCCTCCTGATCCAGGAGTGCCGGCTGTGCCGTTGGCTCCGACTGTGCCATTCACTCCATCGCCGCCGGTCGTCCTGCCACCCGCAGCACCTCCGCCGCCACCGCCACCGCCACCGCCTGTCCCACCAACCACGGTCAGCGTCTCTTGATCAGCCGATGAGAGCGCGCCCACCACCGGGTTTGTCGTCGGCACAAACGTGATCTTGAGCCAGATCGTGAAGCCGGTGGCCACCGCCAAGGTTGTGCCTGCTACGGTGGCAACAGTCTCGGTCCACCCACCGCTGCTAGGGTTGTTTGGCGTGTACGTGCTCCACGAGACGCCCAGCACTTTGCCTCCCTGGATGATGACGTTCTCGCCCGAGAGAACGCCGGTGAAGTCGATAACGCTTGTGGATGCTGTGACATTGCCCTGCTTGCTTGAGACGATGATGCCGTCGTCGGTCTCTTGCAGAGTGATACCGTTGCCAGCAATCGGCATCTGCTCATAGATTGCCTTGCGAAACATGGCCAGCGTCTTTCCTTTGAGGAAATAATGCAGGTTGCCAAAGAAGTTGGGAAAATCAGGGAACAAGAGAGCTTATAAAAGTGGCTGCTGGCAGCGTGATGTGATAGGAGCCTGCGTGGTACTGTGTCACCACTCCGTCAGTCTGTGACGCGATCCGGATGTAGATGTTGCTGGCAGGCGATGCGGTTGGCTTGGTTGCGTGAACCTCAAGACTGGCAGACGTGACCTGCCACCGGCGAAACACCATCAGCAGGGTTGTGTAGTGCGTAAACGATTTGACCTGTCCGTCGCCACCCGCAGCCCCATCTCCGCCATCTCCGCCTTCCGCCGCTGTGCCTGAGTTCTCGTTCCCGTTGCTTCCGCCTAGGGTGCCTGTTCCAGGATCTCCGGCGGTCTGGCCGGATGCGGCTTCACCCGCAGCACCAGTATAGCCGGCTGTGCCATCTCCCCCGGCGCCACCGCCACCACCGTCACCACCCGCACCTCCGCCCCCGGTCGTGACCGATAGCGTTGTCGCTCCCGTAGCTGAGAGCGCGCCGCTCATGTTTACGTCGGTCTGTGAGAGCTGGATGCGTAGCCACACGCTACTGCCAGACGGAACCGAAAGAGTGGTCAGCCCGATACTCGCCTGCTGCGCCAGCCAGTTTGTCGGCAGCGGGTTGCTCATACTTGGCGTGCCCCACTCGATGCCGTAGACTTTGCCAGCAGCGATGTCCAGCGTGTTGAATGCGGGTGACGTTGCCTTGAAGTCGTGATTGATTGCGACCGTTGGCGCCACCTGCACCTGCTGGTCGGCATGTAGCAGGATACCCGCATTCGTCTCTTCCAGCCGGATGTTGGCACCTTCGATTGGCTTCTGCATCTTGATCCGCCGCACGATCTTTTCGAGCGTTTTGCCGGTCAAGACGTACACGTCGCCGAGGTTAAAGTTGGGAATGTCTGGCAGCATCAGGTGATGATGAAGGTGATGGCCGGAGGCGTGATTGAGATGCTACCAGCCACGTGCTGCGTGATGCTGGTGCCGCTAATGGTCGCCAGTTGAATCCATGATGCCGCTTGGCTGGCAGCGCCTTTTGCCGTGTGTAACGAGATCCCGTTGATGCTCCATTTGCGGATCTGCGCGGTTGCCTTGGTCGCGCGGGTAAACGTGGTGCTTCCACCTGCGCCACCAGCACCACCCACACCGCCGGCGCCCCCGCTGGCTCCGTAACTGTTGCCGAGCCCGGTCACCGGCGTCGGCGGATCGGTGTCGTAGTCGAGCACGATACCTCCGTTACCACCTAGGCCGGTCGCGTCGCCATTGTCGCCCGCATCTCCAGCCGTCCCCCGGATGTCGGGTTGCAAGCCAGCAGCCGCGCCTCCACCGCCGCCGCCACCGCCTCGTCCGCCTGCCGCACCAGAGATGTTGTAGGTAGTCGTGCCAAGCGGACCGGTCGTAGTGGTGTCGCTCTCCGACCACAGCACACCGAGCCAGACTTGCGTCACCGTGCCGGTCAAGGTGCCGCCGATGTAGTTGACTTCCTTTTGCCAGTCGCCCGGCGTTGGATTGTCGCCTAGGATTGCGCCCCAGAGCGGATACAGCAGCCTGCCGGGTGCGACTACCACATTCGTCCCGTCGAGCGACACAGCAAAGCCTAGAGCAAAAGGAGCGACCACACCACCTGATCCCACGCGGTCGATGATCTGCCCGTCCTTGGTCTCGGTGATGATGACCGTCTCCGAGCTGAGAAGCCGCTGGAGCTTGATGCGATCCACCAGCCGGTTGAGCAGTCCGCCCGACCGTCCGCCGTTGACCTTCGGGTCGATGACTGGGAGTTGTGGCAGCATATCAGCCAGGCATCCATTCGTAGATGTAGACCATTGATTGTTTCACAAGGTAGATCGAAACGCCGTCGCCGTTGATGGTCTCGATCTCCATGCCGTCTTGAATCCAACCGAATGGGTAGTTGTAGACTGGCGTTGTCGGCAGCGTTGTGAACGGGTTTGTTGGGTATGCTGGCAGCGGCCCGAGTGCAATAGCGTTTTCCGGTCGCGTGTTCGTGCTTGGGAAAAACTCCGTCACTTGGTGGAACGTGCAGCTCAGGTTGATGTATTGCCCTTGGATCTCGCCGACGCTGCCTGTCCCCGGTACAGTCCCCAGCCCGGTCTTGTAGCTCTGGATCTTGCTCGACACCGTGCGCTTCACCGCTTGCGCGCCAAGCAAGCCCGCCGCCTGCACCTCGAACGAGTAGATGTTCGATCCCTCCTGTGAGATGCTGACACCATTGAAATACATGTTTGGGTAAAGTGCTGGCTGTGCCCCTGTGGCGAAGTGCGTCGCAGCATATGCGGCTGGCGTGTCGGTCCTGCCCCAGTACTTCAAGGTCATCGTGTCCCAGCCGCTTTCTGAGACGGACAAGCGCAGGCCGTTCTCGGCAAGAACTGGATCTGTTGATCCGGGCCAAAATGTTTCACTAGAAGAAATTGGCATGGTTAAGCGGTCGCAAGACGGGTTAAGACGTTAAAAATACTCTGGAGCGTTTCGTTGGCTTTTTTCTGATCCTCGTTGCCGACTTTCTCTTTTGCCATGTCTCGTCGTAATCTTTCCTTGTTCATAAACGGATCAATGTTTCCTTCCTTCTGCATTCGCTTCCATTCATCATTGACCTCTTTTTCAAAGCCTCTTCTGCCCACAAGTTTTTCTGCCCGCTTGCGGTCGTTCTCTTTACGCATCTGCTCTCTGCGTTCTCTTGGCCCTAGCATCTGCTGATTTACGTCCTTCTCAAACTGCGCTTTTTTCTTTTCAAGAATGGATTTCTCTAGTCCGTCCTTTTGCTTCAAAAGCCCTAAAGCTCTTCCGACCGCAGTTGCGTCGGCTTCAGTCAAGGCTGTTCCATTCTCTCTTGCTTTGTTTAGCTTCAAAATGAGATCGTTCATGTGGTAAATGGATGCAATCTCCTTGTTTACCATGTCGAGCTTAGTTTGATCATCCTCAACATTTTGAGTACTGAGCGACATCACCTTCATCCTTTCGTTTAACGTCTTAATATATTCCGCCTCGCGCTTTATTTTGTCGGCAGTCGATTTCTTCTCGTCGGCTTCTTTTTTCTCGGCGTCTGTTTTTGTTTGTGATTGCGCTGCCGTTAATTTCTCCTGCATTTTTATTGAAAATGCGAGAGCATCCCGATAAGAGTTTAATTGATCCTCGTTTATCAAAAACGTCTCATAAACAGAAATCAGAGCTTTGCGAAAATCATTGGCTTTTGTAATGCCTTGATTTACTCCGCCAAGAAAAGACGAAAGAAATCCATTCTCATCAGCCATTATTGACGCCATCGTCATCTTTATCTTTTTCAGCTCTTCGTCCAATCCGGCGGCCACCGGCTGAGCGTTGGCCATTCCGTTTAGGATTTTGTCTGTAAACTCCTTCGCAGAAATACCCATCTTTTGCAGCTCTTCGGTATTGCTTGTCCCGAACGCCTGCTTCATCAGATTGCGAACGGTTGGCAGCCGTTCCGCAATCTGATTGATTTCCTCCGCAAATACTTTGCCTTTTGAGCTGATTTGAGAAAACGCCAAGATGACGCCTTTCATCTGTTCGCCACCGCCGCCAAACGCTGCGACATTTTTGCCGAGTGTTTGAATATGCCCAGTGGCTTCTTCCGCAGTGTAGCCCATGGTTTGCAGACGGATCTGCGCATCAACTGTTGATGCAAGATCCATTCCCGGCTGCAAAGCGACTTTTTGCAGTTCTTTGAATTTCTTGCCTGCTGATTCAATCCCGCCGGTGACTAGGGTTAGCTGCCTTTTGTATTTTTCAAAACTTACAGTGCTTTCAATAATTTTGTCACCTAAAATACCAACAGACGCGCCCACCGCACCAAACGCCACCACATTGCGCAGCGAGTTGAATTGACTAGACATCCGCGACACAGCGGAGTTTGACGCAATAATTGCGCGATTCAGCCCGCCTTGAAAGTCGGCAGAGTTCAGCCTAAGTATTGCATCAAGAGAGACCATTGCTGATTGTCAAATGTCAAGCCTACGCCAAGGCTTGTCTTTTAGCATTTTACGAACGTCGGCCATCACAAGGCTTTCTCGTCCGTCGCTTGGCCATTGAGTCTCATTGCCCTGCATTAAGTAAGAGACGTGCATGTAGGCCAATCCTCGTGACAAAGGAAGATCCCAGAGAATGGAATCCTCATCCAGCCCGGTCATTTGATGCACTAAAGCGACGTAATAGGCAGACCAGACCGGATACGCTAAGGCTTTTTTACCTCAACCCCTTCCGCCGGCAGAACTTCAGACTGATTTGCAGATGAATCGTTTAGGATTCTAATACCAAGCGATATGGCCTCAGCCTCCATTCTGATCGGCACTTTATCGTCGCACCAGTCCTCAAAAGCGTCTAGGACAGACTGCATCCCCTGCGACCGCATCTGCTTGAGATCTGCTTTAGGTGTTGAGCATACGAAAATGATGGCTTTTGCTAATGGAGTGAAAAGAACCACATCGTCAAAGCACTGACTTAATAAAGGAAATCCGGCCTTGTGGCACAAGGATGACCAGAGATCCTTCCTAGCCGAGGTCAGTCCTTCAAACTGTTTTCCGTCCCATGAATAGCCGCTGTTAAAGGCGGCTTCTCTCTTTTTCTCAGCGGCCTCCTCCGTAGGAAGATCGAGAATGGAAATGTTTCTTTCAGCAAGAGCAGTCATGGTCGCCCAGTATGCAGGAAACGCTCTGCCATTGCAAGCCCCTCACCTGTGATATTTTCTCGCACGTAGGCAGTCCGCTTGCTGCCTTTAATGCTGATCAGGATCATGCGTTCTGCTGCTTGAACCGCACGAGCCACAGCGTGCCGATTCTTGACGGCAGTAATTGCATAGAGCAGTGGGTGCTCTGGGTCGAGCTTTTCAAGGTCTCCGCTTTTCAGGAGCTTCATCAATTGGCCGGTCCGATAGGCAGGATTTGTGGCGCTTTCAGTAGCAAGGAACACTGTCACATATTCCTTACCCGTGTCTGCCCTGACTTGCACGTCAGGCTTCATGGGAACCCCGATTGTGCCAAACGCCGCCGCTAGATCTAGGTCATTGCATGGAATCCAAGTGTGCATCCATTAAACAAATGGATATTGCTTCACTGTAAAGGTCGTCTTTGCGATTTCTTCGTTGGTCTCGGAGCGCGTCGGATCAAGGTAGACCATAACGCCATCGGTAGGCACAAAACCAAAAGTGTCAGATGTGAAGTTGGCTAAGGTCATGATCTGTTCACCAGGGTGGCCATTAGAGAGAGATCCGGTCCGGTTGCTGATATAACCGTCAAAAGCAAACGAAATGGTTGGATTGCGGTACTCTAGAGCAAAGGTCACGCCGCGCGCGTCCAAATAGGCTTTTTCATCCCGCGTGGCGGTGGTAGTGAGTGACTGAACCAGAATCTCTGGCGTAGTTGGATTTGATTCATTCAACAAAGTGGTTGAAGGAATGTTCCCATAGCGGATGATTGCATCGACGGCGGCCATATTATTGAGGTGTGTGTCAATCTTACTGTTCTGTCGTAACGCAAATCACAGTAAAGCTGTACTCAGTTGAAATCTCGTCCTCACTCATCGTGCCGTTTGCCTGAGATTTTGCATACATCTTCACCACGTAAATGTCCTCGGTGTTGTTGATGGCGTTGATCGCATCAGGCAGCGACAAGCCATTCCAGACGCCAAACAGCCGAGCTGTGACGTTCTCGCCGCGCAACTCATGCCTTGGCCGCGTGTCGGCGCCAAATGTCTGGTTTGCCTCTTCTCTGTCTTCAACCATCGCAACGGTGATCCCTACGCGCCAAGCATTAGTGCCCGGAAAAACCTCCTGATTGTCTGTGGCTTGAACTGAGAAAAACGGATATTTTTCCTGCGTGAACTCTCGTCCATTGCGTGCAGAAAAACCTAGAAACAACGGCAGCGAAATGAGGTCATTCGTGAGAACGCTACAGATGCGGCGTTGCAATCTGTCGCTTGGATTGATTGGATAAGTGTTCATTACGCGAAACCTGTACTCCTTGCTATTCTTTGCATGTCTTGGTTCATGAACTTGATGAAAATCGCTGTTACTTCTGGAAGAGCATCACGAAAAGCCTCAGGGGCAATTTTTGCGGCTCCTTCTCGTGCATTGCGAGCAAACGCTTCGACCTTAAAAAAAGCTGATTCAGTAGCCAGCTTGCCTTGGCTTCTGTTTTTGAAGACTCTTTGATTTGATGGGTTTCCTTTTGGCGGAACCTTAAAAAGTTTATAAGCTGGAATAAATCCAGCTCGTAAAAAATTGACTGAGTTGTTTCTGGCGTGAAAGAAATTGTCTATCTTTTCCACGATATTGACTGGTACCGGCCTGCCTGATTTCTTCAAACGATCAAGAATAATCGCTGCTGCCACCGTATTATTGTACTGGCCTAAGTTGTTTGATTTCTTGGGGTTTTTAGCCCTAGCCATCAAGTCCCTTGTAACCTTTTTTTGACCCTTCGTCTTCTTAATGATTCGCCTTGCAGCAAATGGTAACCAATACCGCATGGCTTTATTTACGACTTCTGCATCAGTCTTGTTCTTCATCTGCGCATATTGTGAAAGCGCTCTTCGCAGATTTGCATCTTCCACGGTCATTGTGACACTCATGCCGCTGTTGCCTCCTTGTTCGGGTCGATAAGGTCGAGCGCATAGAACGGGCGAATGGTATTCGTCTGGATGCTGTCGATGCGAAGAGTGACTGCCGTTGCCAAGGCAGTGCCAAACTTGACCTCATCGCCGGTCTGCGGGGCGGTAGTAAACGCAGCCTTAGTAGCGTTTACGGTCAGTGTTTGATCCTTGACCACTATTGACGCCAGCAAATCACGCTGCGTGCGGCCAGTTGATTCATAGCACGGAATCTGCGCCCCACTATGCCAGATATAAAGGTTTTCCGTTTGCGTCACCGCACCGAATTTGTTCCGGATGCGGCCATGCGCGGCGGCGATGCGTGATGCGTAGGTCATACAAAAAAGCGGCTGACAAGGATAGAAGCCCTGTCAGCCGCCCACATGAAAACACCCCAACACCAAAATTAGGTCAGTAGTTTGACGGTTGCAGTGCCGGCGCCTCCCGTAGATGAAGTAGTGAACTTGACATTCACGTACTGAAGCGATCCAGAAGGCAGTCGCACGCGGAAGGTATTGGCTGGAGCACCGGCGCCGGCACCGGTGATAACACGACTAATGCCAGTCGTGGTCGTCGGGCTTGCGGCTGCTCCGTTTTGCACAAGCGCCGTTAGCGTTGCACCGCTTCCGAGCTGCGCGTTAGTCAAAGCAGGAATAAAAATTTCCAGCTCGTGGTTTTCTGTGAAAAAACCTTTGCTGTTAGTGCCGAGGTTAATGTCATCAGTCGTCGCGTTGGTCGCGGTAGCCGGGATGGTGGCCGAGACGCTAAGTGTCGCATCTTGCGTGTTTCGAGAAAATTCGTTAGGCATGGTCTTAGATTCTTTAAAGTTTAGCTGAGAGCTTCATCGTTGAGGATGGAGTCGGTGATGACAATTGGGATGCCGTTGGACTCAAGTGGCAACGGGGCGAAAACTTCGGCGCCGGTGGCGGATTTAGCGCCAAGAGCAGAGAAGGCGGTGGAACGGCTGACCTGCAACTGGAAGGCAGAGCGGCGGTTCATCAGCCAGTAGTTTGGACGGTAGCCCACTGGGTACTTGCTGAGGAGTTCGGCCAGCTTGGCGTCGGTGACACCCATGCCAGAATCAGCGGTTGCGTCTTTAAGGCGGCCTACGCTGTACTTGCTGCCGACCTGCATCCCAACCCAAGCGGTCAAGTTTGCAACGTGAGCTGGGTACACCGAGGAGGTGCCTACGTTCTCAATGCGCCATTCGCCAAGCTCGAAAGTGGTGCCGGAACCGAACACGAGTTGAACGCCTTGGGTGTCGGTATTGATGCCGTACACCGAGGAAGCGGTGGCGGCGGTGGTTCCGCCAGCATCAACCACGAGGCCGGAGTTGAAAGCGGTGTGGATAGCTTGTAGGCCAGGGAAGCCTTTGGCATCAACGCTGGTCCCGTAGATGACCTGCGATCCGAGTTCAATCATCGCTTGGCGCATGACGCCGATCGACTCAATGTCTTTCCATGCTTGCTCACCGTCTTCGTAAGCGCGAGCGACTGCAACGTCAGCCTGCACCGCACCCGACAGGATGTAGCACTCGATCAGTTGATTCTCGAACTCCGATTTGCTTGGAGTTGAGCCTTCGTTCGCGGCACGGAAGCCGACACCGGGATACGAGACGCGCGAAGCGATCTTGTAGCTGGTGCCGCGAATGGTGCGGGCGGGCATGATCTGAACCTCGGGAGCGTAGGTCAGGGTCTCTTCAATCAGCCCGACGATGGTGTCGGAGCCGTTGAGCTTTGCAATGTCGAGAAGATTGGCTTGTGGCATGGTCTTAGAAGAAAGTTGTTATGAGTTGGCCGAAACGTAGGCCGCTTCGGTTGGGAATTTTTCGGTAAACGCACGAACGGCTTTCAAGCGATCAAGCCCAGTGGCGGTCCCGATGGCTTGATTCTTGGCTTCGTGGTAGGAGATGGCTGGCACCTTGACCTCTGGTTCGTTAATCGGAGCGGAGAAGGCAGCAGGGACAGGAGCAGCGGCGGCGAGACGAGCTTGCAGCTCAACGTCAGCCGCTGGTTTCTCAGCAAAGGCTTTAATGTCGGCTGCGATCTTCTCGCACTCGGTCGCGAGCTTGGCTTCGTAGGCCGCCATCTGCGCGGTCAATTGTTCGATCTTTTCGGACAGTGCCGAAAATTCGGAAACGAAGGAAGGAGATTCGGGAGCTTCTGGCTTTTCAGGTTCAACCATAACAGGTTCCTCGCTGTCAATCTGATCAGCCGAGAACACTCCGTCCGCATTAGCCGCAGGCGTATCAACAAAGTCTGCCGAGTACAAGCCGCGCGGGCGGGTCATGTAGTTGCCGCTCTCTTTGTCCAGCTCTGGAGAATCCGCTGCAAACATCAGGGAAACGCCGAAAGCAGACGGAATTTCATTGATCATCTCCAGCAACATGTCCTTGCCTTCGTGCGCTTCAAATAGAGTGAGATCGGCCAGGAGCTTGCCTTTGCTGACCCGGAAATTCTCATAATACCCAACCGTATCCTGCACCGATGAAAAGTGATTGAGCTTTGCCTTCACCCGCCCCTTTGCCATTGCAAGAGCCTTAAACTGGCCAAGCGACTTGCGATCCACGAACACGCCATGGCCGAGTGCCGGGCCTTCTTGGATCAAAGACACACCCATAATCGTGTTCCCTGAAACTTTCCCTTGGAATGCGGCGAATGTCTGAAGCTCTTCGGTAACTGGCATACTCGCCACCCCGATGTCAATCTGTGCTGCCAGCCTCTGCCTCATCCTCAGCAATGTCATCAACGGATGCTTCATCTTCGACATCCGCCGGAGTTTCGCTCGATGCTACTGGAGTTGCGACGGTTGGCGCATTAGGAGCCCGCCGCTCCAGCATGTAGATGGCAGTTGGCAGATCGAGCACACCGCCGGATGCGTCTTGCACCAGCTTCGCATCCTCGACAAGCTCCATCGCCTCAGCGCGCAGCAGACTGCGGATGATGTTGCGATCCTCACCGCGATCCGCTGCGATCTGCGTCTTGCTGATAATCCCTGCCATGGTCTCGTCGATGAGTGCTTTTGATTCGCGCCCAACATCCGCCGTCACCTTTGCAGGGAATCGCCACTCACCGGCATCAAAGTCCGGCACGGTTGGCAGGTGGCCGAGTTGCATACCGCGCGCGATGACGCGGATGACGATTGGGTACAGGAGTTTTTCCTCCAGCGTTAGCTGAGTCATTTCAAACTCCCGCGCAGCCTGCGCCGCTTCCATGCGCACGGCTGTCCCCTGGCCTGCCCAAGAATAGATAAATCCGTATGGCAGCCCGACAGCCAGCCCGGTCGAACGGACCAAGGTATCAAGAAATCCGTTGAATGTCGGAGAAGGGCGATTGAAATCGACTGGGTTAAAAGATTCTCCTTCTGCCAAGTATTGAATCGCCCCAGGTTCTACTTTTTTCATGCGGTCTGCGTCCGACATGTAGTCGCTGTGCGTCGTGTCTAGTGACACGTCCTGATCGGCACTTCCGTCCGCGTTATTGATAACACCGCTGATCGACGAGAGGTACTTCACCGAGATTTTCTCACATGCCAGAATCTCTTGCAGATCTTTGATGTCGGTGATTGCCGCATCGAATGCCGAGAATCCACGGTATGAATCAAGCCGGGTCGGGTCGAACAAGTGCAAGAACTCCTGCGCCGGCACTTCAATGGCAGGCATCATCATTTCGCCGGTCAGGCTGCGATTGTAGATCCGGTAACGGATCGGCCTGCCCATTGAATTGATGACAACGCCGGAAAAGTCCTGCTCGCCCTTTTTGAGCGGCTTAAACGGCTTCGCGTCTGTCCCGTTGCGGTTAGGAATCGAGCCAATACGGTCAGCCTCGATGGCCTGTAGCCTGATCGGACTGATTTTCAGCATCTCGTCGAGCTGTGTCATCGGCACTTCGCTCACGATGTAACCAATGTCACCGTCCCTCTTCATGCTGGTCACCCCGAGCCCGGCCAGCACCCGAAAGTGATGGCGCCGGGTTAGGTCACAGCTTGCCATCCAACGCTCCACATAGGCCGTAATCGCTTTGTTTGCCTCCTCGGAGCTGGTGCGAGGCACGTACTGCAATCGGCCCACCGAAAACGTCCGGTACTTGCGCAGGATGCTTTTGACCACGCTGCTGTTCTCCTCCAGCCACCGCGCCTCACGAATCAACGTCACCCGGTCGGTATGATTGCGGCTAGAGTCAGGCTGATCCAATGCTTGCCCACTTGCCCGGCGGTTTGTCGATGACTGAGCACCCACGCGCCAATACCCCACCTTGTCTCCAGCCTCTAGCTGCGCTTTCGCGCGTTGGCGTTGCAAAGCGGTTGCCGGACTAAAAAACCTGATAGCTTGCTCGATGAAACTCATAGTGGGAACGTGGAAAAGTCAGGTTTGAGGCGGTTGGAGATGGCTGGATACTTGACTGGATCGAGCTGGTGCATCCGTCGCATGGTCGCGCGCATCAAAGTCATGACCGGGATACCTCCGTCATTGCCGCTGGACCGCGTTTCAGACTCACCGCCGCCGGAAGTAGAGATGACCATGGTGCCCTGACCATCAGCCAGCGCGGCAAGGCACTGCTCATAAAGCGTTTCGCAGTATTGCAGCGAGGCATAGCGTAGAATTGATGGTCCGCCCATAAAGTCATCCAGCCTGTCAAGCGTTGACAGCGTACTGCTCGATTGCTTGCGGCGCTTTTGGCGACGGTGTTTCAAATATGTCCGCTGTGCCTAGCCGCTTTTCAATGTAAGCCGCCATTACTTGCATCCCTTCACAGTCAAACGAATGGTTTGGCCCCAGTTTCTTAAAATAGTTTTTGTTTTTGCCAGTTTTCTTGTCTTTTTCAATAACAAAGACCTCGTTCTGGATTTCTGTATAATAGTACTTCGGAGCGTTGTTCGCGACCTGCCATGATGCCCCCTGTCCTGCGCGTAAACGATGCAGGATTTGCTTCATCGGATCAGAACACATTACAATCCGTTTAGCGAGGTCTGCTTTTCTGGCTCCTCTTACTTTTGATCGAGCGAGCCCCACACCAGAATCAATGTATTGAACCTGTGAGTATGGCCTTCTGACTTGTTGCGCGCGCCCAGTTCTCTTATCAATAATCGTCCACGTAAAAAATTGAGCTTTGTCTCCTTTAACTGCCCACCAATGGTTGTCCGCGCACTGTCGATAAACCTCACCTTGATAGCGTTCAAAACCGCAATCAACAAAAACTCTACTGTCGTTAATGTTAAACCTCTTCTGTAAATCCACTAATTGCTGCCAAGTGTGCAGTTCCCCCGCGTAAAAGAGCCGAGAATCGCCGTTTTCAGCCCATAAACGCACCACTACCCGGAAATAGTCGCGTTGTACGTCTACGCTCATGTATCGACTAAACTCTTGATCCCATTCCTCCTCCATAGCGAAGGAACCCGACAAATTGACCTCTTCGCTCTGAAATTCTCGCATGTCCCAGAATTCGCCCAGCCGTTTGCGTACAAACTCAGCGAGCGGTGAATAATCGCCTAATTTTCTAGAGTATTCGGCTTTAAGGAACTCAGAGGCAATAGTGTCCCACGATACCCATGGAACAGTGAGCGCATTCCAGTGGTAGCTTTTAACCCTGGGGTCGGGTGCCGAGTTCTGGTTAAGGTAGAACCCGCTGTTCGCAATCGACCGCCTCACCCGTGGATCGTCCTTAAGCATGACGTGACAGGCCGGGCACTCGTAACGAACGGTATTCCGAATGCGAGCGAGGTCGTACTTCCCGTCTGCCATCTTGGACCCTTCGCCATCCCACCGCAACTGAGATAGAACCATCGGCCAGTGCTCGTTACATTCGGGGCACCGCACCTGCCATTCACTGCATGAGCCAGCCATGAATGACTCGTAAAACTCGCCGCTGTTGTTCATCGGAGTCGAGACGTAGATGCGCTTTGAGTTCCGCGCATCGAACGAGGTTGTGCGCTTCCTTGATTCGTCAATGTGCCCGTGCGGCCAATATGCAGCCTCATCTCCAATCACGTACTTCGCCGCTTTTGACTGGAGGTTGTGGATGTTGCTAGCTCCCATCACATACTGGGTCATGTGGGCAAACGCCACGGTCCGCTTCTGGATGGACTTGTCCCCACGAGCGAGCAGCTTGTTGACTGGTTTGCAGTCCAGAATCCGATGTTTAAACCGAGTATCAAGGAACTCGTCGGCGTGCTCGTCGGTCTGGAGGTAGAGACACATGTCACCGCCTTCCTCCGCGATCAGGTAGAGCATGGCTCCTTCGGCCAGGGCGGTCTTTGCTGACTGCACCGAACACGCGCAGATGATCTCCCGTGTTTCGTGATTCTTTAGCTGCGTCAGCGGCTCCTTGATCCATGGAGAATTTTTAGTATCAAATGCGCCAAGGATCGGCCCGCGCTCAAACCTCACATGCGTCCGCAGCCAGTCCTCTACTTGAAGCTTAGGCGTTGGGCGGAAGATTTCCCTGACTGCATTGTAAATGATGGAACTCATTTCTTCCGCGTCTTTGGCTTTGGCTTTGGCTTTTCCTCTTTAACTGGTTTTGGTTCTAAATCATCGCCGTCATCAGTGATTGTAGTCAACGCCTCCTCCAGCTTTGAATAGTCTTCCACAGACAACTCTTGGCAGATTTTGTCGATCTTGTCCCTAATCCGCTGCTCTGCTTCTGCTGGCGTGACACCGCTCACTTCATACGCCAACTCGGATGGTACGCGCGAAAACTTGTCTTTGACCGCATAACAGATTGCTCTGAAAGCGATCAGCACTTTATCAACCTCAATCAGAATTGATTCAGCTTTCTTGTTTTTGATTTCAAGGTTTTTGCACTCAAGGAAGATCTTTCGCGCCTTGAGCGTAGCCACGTCCTCCACGCCTTCGACGTTCACCTCGTCGCCATCGTTCAGCCGCGTGTAGTTGCCGTCTGCTAGGAACTGCTTCCGCACGAGCTTGATGGCATCGAGATCGTAGCCCAGTGGTGTCTTCTGAAATGCGTCTGGGTTGATGTCTTGCCATCGCCGCAGCGCCGAAGTTGCCACGTTAAAGACCGCCGCAACCTCGCCAAGGTTCTTCTTCCACCTCTCCTTGTCTTTGTGACGATGCAAGAACTCCGCATCTACTCCAGATAGGACGATGCCGCGCTTTGCTTTTTCAAGCAGCGACTGAAACCGCTCTTGCGTCTGCTCTGGAGTGAGTGGCTCCATCAGGAATTGCGCAGCTCCGCCCGCGTGCGCTCAATCAGATCCGCAGCGTGCGCTTCCCGCCCTGTAGATCGGCACCACTCAACCCACTCATGCAAGAGAATTGCATTAGACTGCTTAGACAACGGACTGTCTGCGACCGTCTCCCGTGAGATGGCCATGGTCTGCTGCATGCGCGCAGGCGTTTCGCCTAGTGTAATCTCACTGTCCACTTTCGGCGGACACGGCGGCTTCGGGAATCTGTTTCTTGAGGTCATCGTAAATGGAAATAATGAATTGCATGTCTTCGAGGATCTCGGTGATCATCTCTTCATCGAGCGTATCCAGCACTGTGCCCTCTCTCCACCATCGCCGGATACACCCGAGAGACGCCATCAGATTTTGAAATTTATACACGTCGGTCTTCCTCGGTGTCGGCTTTGGCGCTGTTTCGCCACCAATCGCGATCTGAAGCTGCTTGTACTGGCTCGATCCAGACTTCTGAAGAGGTGGCGCTTCCGGCGACATACGCGCCAGTCGCATGCAGCGGTAGACCGCATAGTAATCACCGCCACCGATGTTCTGCGATGCGTACTCCTCCCACTTGTCCTCTCCAACGGCATCCTTGAGCTTAACGCACGCCTTGCCCACCGCCCACGCGCGACTGAATGCCGTCGCGGATATACCAGCCGCCATCTCCGCCTCATTCCGCATGATGCCCAGTTCTCGGGCGGCGTATTCTTGAAGTTGATCTGAGTCGAACGAGTCAAAATTAGGTAGTGCGAGCTGCATATTAGGATTCACGTCGGATCTGGAATGGTGGGCCTTGCTCGTTTACTGAGTATGTCTCGCCCGGATTCATCTTCATGCGATGGCGGATCATCCCCTTTAAGGCTGATAGACTCTTAGCGTTGACTTCGCGCACCTCGCCTGCGCGTAAATCTTTGAAGATCTTCTGGCTTCTGCGTTGTTGTGATTGCTCGATGGGTGT